GATGCTACCCTTGACTCGAATACCACCCCAGGAGGAGCGCAGTGGCCAAGTACATGAAGCAGGGCGACGTCATCGAGATGGCGGTCGAGTACTTCCCGTCGTTCCTGCGCTCGCGTCGGGAGGCCGAGATCCTTGGCGCCTGGATGAAGGGCGATCAGTACAGCTACAGCGAAGACAACATCGACCCCGACGACCCGGCCTATGGTCGCGCCTTCGCCCCCGATCGCCGCGAGGTCACCACCGAGTACGAGAACCTTCGCGGCCTCTCCCCGAACAACTTCGCCGGACTCCTCGTCACCACGATGTCCCAGCTTGCCATCCTCGAGGGGATCTCACGTCCGGGCGTCACTGGAGTCCTCCCCGTCTGGCAGACCTTCCGGCGCAACCGCTGGGGCGGCAAGGCCGACGCCATCCACCGGGGCGCCCTCGGCCAGTCGACGGCGTACGGCATCGTCCTCCCCGGCGCTGACCCGCTGACCGGCTCGAAGATGAGCAAGATGACCGGCAAGTCCGCCACGCGGATGGCCGCCTTCTACGAGGATGACGACGACGAGTGGTGCCGCATCGCCATCGAGGCCGAGCCCGTCTCGATCAAGCGGGTCGGCGACCTCACCGTGAGCGGTGTCGGCCTCAAGAACGGCTGGGCCGTCAAGATCTATGACTCCTACGTCGTCCACCTGCTCCGCTGCGAAGGCGACGGCACCGAGGCGCGCCAGTGGACCTACATCACCTACCAGGAGCACGGCATGCCCGTGCCGCCGGTCGCGCGCTGCGCCAACCGCATCGACCTCGACGGCCGGGCCATCGGTGAGATCGAGCCTGTCCTGCCGATCCTACGTCGCATCGACCAGGACCTCTTCGACCGCCTGATCAACCAGCGCTTCGGCGCCTGGCAGGTCCGCTACATCGCGGGCATGGCCAAGCCGGAGAAGAAGTCCGAGGCCGCCGCCCAGGCCATTCGCCTGCGCGTCGAGGACCTCCTGGTCAGTACGAACAAGGACACCAAGTTCGGCACCCTCCCGGCCGGTGACATCGAGAACCAGATCAAGGCCACCGACGCCGACCTGCGCCTCCTGTCTGCCATCGCCCAGATGCCTCCGCATCACCTGCTCGGCCTCTCGAGCAACCTGCAGGCCGAGGCGCTGGCCGCCGCGACTGAGGGCATGCAGCGCCGTGGCGCCTCGTTCCGTGGCAACGCGGGCGAGTTCCATGAGCAGATGGCCCGTCTCGTCGCCATGGGCGAGGGTGACTTCCAGCTCGCCGCCGCCTGGGACCTCCGCATCCGCTGGAAGGACACGGAGTCCGGCTCGATGAGCCAGGCAGCCGACGCCCTCGGCAAGCTCTCCCTCCAGCTCGGCGTTCCCGTGGAGATGCTGTGGGAGCGGATCCCTGGCTGGACCGACGACGATGTCCAGCGGGCCAAGGAGCTCGTCGAGAGCGGGTCCTTCGAGAAGCTCATGCGCGAGCTGCTCGACCAGACGCCGGACGGCTCCGAAGAGCCCAAGAAGGCTCCCAGTGGCGACGCTGAGTGAGGCTCAGGCCTCTGCTGCGCTGACCCTGACGACCGCGTTCAAGACGAAGCAGAACCGCGACGCCGCCAGGATCGCGGCGCTGATCGCGCTCTACTACCAGAAGCGTGTAAACGTCGAGGACATGCAGTCCGTCGAGGCCTGGCTGGACCTGATAGTCCCGCGCCTGATCGCCACCTCGGACCTTGGCGCCCGGGATGCGGCTAACTTCTACAGCGGCCTCCGGCGGCTCGAGGTGCCCGGCGCCGAGGCCTTCGATGCTCGCGCAGCTCTGGGGATGGTCGACGACGGTGTGCGCAAGAGCCTGCTCGCCGTTGGGCCGTACGACTACATGAACAAGGCCTCCTCGATCCGAGAGATGGATCGGAGCCCGCTGCAGACGAAGGCCCTCCTGGTCGAGGCGAAGCTCGCCACGACGAAGGCCCTGACGGCCGCCGCCGTACGCCATGCTCAGGCCGGTGGTCGCCAGACGATCTACACCGCCTCCGAGGAGGATCGCGTCGCACTGGGGTGGGTCCGCGTCACGCGCGCGAAGCCCTGCCACTTCTGCGCGATGCTGGCCAGCCGTGGGCTGCAGTACCGAGCCTTCAAGGAAGGGGCCTTCGACCTCTCGAACGCTCGCTTCACCGGCGACGGCGACGCCAAGGTCCATGACGAGTGCGGATGCTGTCTCAAGGCCGTCTTCGCCGAGAACGACCCGGTGGTCGCCAAGAACGAGGTCTTCACCGACCTCTGGGAGCGCTGGGGCGCGGGCGGCGGGGACGCCATGGTCCGCTTCCGGCGCGGCTACGACAAGTGGCTCAAGACCGGCGAGTACATCTCCTGGGACAAGGCGAACGAGGGTCTGCGCGCGGCGTGATAGTCTAGTGCTGACCTAGGCTAGGACCAAGGGGTCCAGCCGCACACGATCGTAGGAGGATCCGTGGGCAAGCACACCGATGCACTCAAGTCTCTGGACGAGTTCCGCGCACCCTGGGAAACCGAGGGCGGGACCGATGCCGAGATCGACAAGCCGAAGCTCCGGCGCTTCATCTTCAACCTGCTGACCGACAAGGCGAAGGCGCAGGACGCGCGCGACGAGGCCGACGAGGCACTCAAGACCGCCGAGAAGGAGCTCGAGACCGCGCAGGCTGAGGCCGCCGAAGCCAACGGCGCCGAGGCGCAGAAGAAGATCGACAAGCTCCAGAAGAGGGTCGACGACCTCACCGTCGAGCGTGATAAGCTCGTCTCCGACAAGGAGGTCTCCGAGCTGCGTTCTGAGGCTCTCAAGGACATCGACCCGAAGTTCCATGACTGGATCCAGGGCACGACCCAGGACGAGCTGGATGCTTCGATCGAGAAGTTCAAGGAGACCTTCGGCATCGAAGACGGCGAGCCCGGCGACGAGGACGACCCCGACGAGCCCACGGTCCGCACCACCCCGAGGCCGATCCTCAAGAACGCGGCCGACCCCAAGAACGGCAAGCCCGCCGACCAGGAGATCGACTGGGATAAGGTTGCCGATGGTATCGTCGGCTCCGGCAGTCCCTTCGGCTGAGCCGCCACACTACTCACCCGGCCCCTCGTGGGCCGGGTCTTTTCTTCAATCTCAGACCCCCGTCTCCCGAAAGGGACGCGGGGGTCTTTACTGTCTCACCTCGTGGACACCCTCTTGACGAGTTTTCGCTCGTAGGCCATACTGCGCCCGGCCATGTGTGTATCCTTGCTGTAGCGGCGCCTCCCGAGGGAAGTGCTGAAAGCCAAGAGACACCAACCTCAGGAGGAAGACGTGGCCGTACAGAAGGTCAAGGCCAAGAAGCAGGCGCAGGCCGTCCTGCCCATGGTCGAGAAGCAGCTCATCCTGCCGCTCCTGCTCACGATCGTGGGCAAGGAGAACTTCACGGGTGCGCGCAACGACACCGTGAACTTCAAGCTCAAGGACGGCTCGATCGCGGTCGCCCGCGACTACGACTTCCGTGGCCGCTCCGGGCCCATCGTCCTGGACGACATCTTCCAGGTCGGCGGGAACTTCCCGATCCGGCTCAACACGCACATCGTGTCGGCCACCGGCCTCGAGGACGAGCACTTCACGCTCGACGACATCGAGTTCGCGACGGACGTCCTGGCTCCCCAGGTCACTGCCGTGGTCGAGCGCGTCGAGGCGAAGGCGCTCGCCGCGATCCGTGGCACGACCAAGATCAAGCACTCGGTCACCTTCGACGAGACGGAGGACCCGCACCTGGTCGCCGTCGAGGCGAAGCGCCTGATGGACTCCGAGAAGGTCGCGCCGTACTCCGGCCGCGTCTTCGTGGTCGGCAACAACATCGCTGCGCACTTCCGCGCCAGCGACCGCCTGAGCCGCTACGACTCGGTCGGCCTCGAGGGCACCCCCGCCCTGCGGAACGCCGTCATCGGCTCCCTGTCCGGCTCGCCGGTCGTGGAGCACAACGGCCTCGAGCCCGACGAGGGGTTCTACCTCCACGGCACGTCGTTCGTGCTCGCCAACGCGGCCCCGAACGTCCCGCGCGGCGCGGTGACCGGCAACTCCGGCATCTCGAAGCGTGGCATCTCGGTCCGCTGGATCCAGGACTACGACGCGAACTACCTCCGTGACCGGTCCATCGTGTCGACGTTCATGGGGATCAACGAGATCCGCGACGAGCGCGACGCCGACGGCAACTGGATCATCGAGGACGAGGAGTTCGAGGCCGAAGAGCTCGCCGTCATGAAGAACGCCGACGGCAGCCCCGTCGTGCCTGTCGCGGTCGGCACCCGCAAGAACGTCCGCATCGTCAAGCTGGTCTTCACCGGGACGGCCTCCGTCCTGACTCCGTGATCCACGGCTAGCTGAACACAGGCCCCCCGACCAAGAAGGTCGGGGGGCCTTGTGCGTCTCGGAAGAGGTGTGCTAACCTCTTCTACGAAGCTCTCCCGAAGGCCCCCGACGATGAACCAGCGAGGTCGAGGCCGGTGATCTTCTCTTTGGCTGCTAGCTCAATCGGCAGAGCGCCCGACTGTTAATCGGGTGGTTCCAGGTTCGATCCCTGGGCGGCCAGCTCGGCGTCAGGTTGCGTGATCGCCCGGAGGACGCTCTGGGGACGGGACGTGGACCTGACGCCGGATCATGCGCGATTAGCTCAGTTGGCAGAGCAGGGGACTCTTAATCCTCGTGTCGCTGGTTCGAGTCCAGCATTGCGTACTGGCCGTCCGGAGGGTTCGAGACCACCGGTGCCCGGTTTGATCACGGGTGGATTTCTGGTACGCGGCGCGCGGGGCCTTGGCGCAATTGGTGGCGCAGGTGTGTTGCAAGCACAAGGTTCGGGGTTCGAGTCCCCGAGGCTCCACGGAGGCAAAGATGCCGGAGTCGAGTCCGGCCTGGACGTCAGCGATGAGGTCCGGTAGCTCAAGGAGAGCATCCTCAACCCCGGCGTCCAGGCTGGTTCCTGGCGCCGGGCCTGCCCAACAAGCTCATGTGGACGAGCGCCGGTCTCCAAAACCGGAGGTACCAGGTTCGAGGCCTGGGTGGGGTGCGAAGGCGTCAGGTCGCTCCGACAGCCTGACGCCTGGCGAGGGGCTGAATGGAGTCGATCGGGGCAAGGCCGCATGCGGATCCCCCTGAGACCTGGGTTCGATTCCCAGCAGTTCCACTAGGTGAGCGGCAGCCTACATACTCTGAGCGGGATGAGAACCCGCAGCCGCACACCAGGCCCCGGCGGGCCAGGACCACCTCGGTAGGTGGAAGCACCGGCCGCCGGGGCTTCGCTGTACTATGGGTAGGCCTCCGACGTCGCACCGTTGCAGCCCCGGGGCAGGCAGCAGCGGCGTCGGGGGTCCCCCTGCTACACTGGGCGCATGGCCGACCTGCTGACT